GCCAGTTTCCACTGGCTCCATGAGTCTTTGACTCTAAACCCTCTAATGTAGGAGTGATGCAAGATGACTACTCGTACTAGGCTTCGTTCTAGTGTGTTTACTGGATACCGAACAGATAATTTCGGATCCAATATTACAATATCTAGATCATACGAATCCATGCACGAGCAGTGTGTAGATGATGTTGGGGTCGGTGATAACGGACCCCTCACTATTACGAGAATTTCTCGCTCTGGTGGAACCATCTCAGGTGTGCAACCGGCAGGCTCATATACATGGAATAACTATCCATGTACTTGGGTAACTGACGTTTACACAATAACCCCTCTTGCAATCGCTGGCCGGCCAACTAACAGTTTCATGGCAGCATCTCTGCTGGCACGAACGCAACCCTTACGGGTTTCTACCGTTAGTTGGGAGTACCTGAACGACCTCCATGATTTAGGAAGTCGGGCCAAGGATGAAATGGGTAGGAGATTGGGTCTACTTAAGAAAGTAGCACCTCCGGCCATGTGGCGACATTTAAAGTTCGCTTCACGGCTCAATCTTTTATACCAATTTGGTATTCTACCCCTCATCTCTGACATAGAAACGTTGTTTAAGTTTCAAAAATCCGTCGATAAACGGATTGCGGAACTTAAACGTCTCTATCAGAATACCGGTTTACGTCGTACTGTTCCGCTTTGGAAAGGTAGTAATTATACTACGTTCCATAACCAAACCATTCAATCACAAGGCGTAAGCCTATCGTGCTCGGTGGCTAAGTTGACGACTAGTGAGATACGAGGGCATGTCAGATGGCATGCAATCGTTCCCATTACACCGTCGGACGAACAGTTACGTTCCATGGCTAAAAAGGCAATATTAGGGTTAACAATTGATCCCTATACTGTCTATGAATTAATGCCATGGAGTTGGCTGATTGATTACTTCTTCAACCTTGGAACTAATATCAAGGCGAATAAGAATCAGCTAACAATGTTCCACGATTCGGTTAGAATTATGGAGCATATACGTACAAGGACCACGACTAGTAATCACACTAGTAAGACATATTCGACAGGCATCGTAAGATGCTCACCGATATTTATTACTACTGAGTCTAAGACTAGGTCCTTAGCGACTCCTACTGTAAGTGCCTCAGAGACTATTTTAACAAATAGTCAGCTGTCGATACTCGGTTCCTTAGGGGTGCTTAAGCTTCTTTAGCTAAAGCAATCAGAGGACTGTCGTGTTGACTTTCCTCTGGGTACGTAAACATTCGTACCTATTCTAAGTAACCGAAAGGAAGTTGTTATGTTCGCTGATCCCACTGTCATCACCATTAATGCTGTTGCGAAGAATCTTATTCGCATCAACCAAGATGGATACTCTTCGGAGTATCTTCTCAAGGAAGCAACTGGTGAATATCGTCTGCGAATGCGGAATTCGTCATACACTGATAAGACTCGTGGCGGAAAGAAAATTGACCGTCACAACGTCGAACTGGTGTACACGATTTATCCGGTCGCTCCGGCTGTCTTTCCAACTATCAGGAAAGATTATCACGTCTTCGAAATGGACGTGGGTGACGATGCTGCGCTTATGGCGAAGCTCGTCGCCGGGCTATCTGCTTTCGTTACGGAAGCAAATGCGACGAAGATGATCAACTTCGAGTCGTAAAGAACGATTCGATATAGGTGATCAAGGATTTGGGGTTCAGCGGTTTGGAATCACCCTCCAGTCTGAAAGGACTAAAGTGATGAAAAGCCAATCTGATAACCTCTTCCATATCGTTGGTGGAATCTGTAAAGATATCCGCCAGGCATACCCAACCCTAAAGGGATTGGATCTCGATTTAGAGAGACTCTCCCTTCTCGTGTCAAATCGAGGTCTAGGGTGTTTTACCCTAGACCTTCCATGTCGCGATGCGCGTCTTATCGACGGGCTCGAGACTGGCCTCCTTAGCTCCGAGGGTACTAGAAAGTACTCTAAGAGGTATCCAGTGCCGCGATTATTCGCGGGACTATATATGAGGATCTTTGACCGAGAATTACGTCTAAGGCCTGATGCCGATGTTAACGCTATCATGTTTCTTAGGCAGATATTCTGCTTAGGAAAACGGATAGAGGTTCCTTGTAGCAAAGGGCGTGAGCTCAATGCTATTAAGGAGTACGTCAATGTCGAACATCAAATGGTCAACCCTACCCTGGTATGGGAGGATGATCATCTTGATTATAGCAATGCGAACAATCGTGTTCATCTTGCTGATAATCTTAATCCTAACCTCCCGCTTTACCCCGAATGTAATATCGGACGTACGGCGAGAGAGCAGCTCCTTCTTCAACGATGTCAGCGCTTCGCTGATTTCGTGGCTGAAGAGCTCGGAACATTCTGTCCTGATTGTGTAATTGATACACGTCAGGCAGATGGCCGTGGGTTAGGCCTTAGGCATGGACCTGGTGCAGTGGCAGAACGTGGTGGACGGTTCTTTGATAAGTTCCGTTTCACCAACTGGTCTGCTAAGCTTCAATCCATGTATCCGTGGGAAACCACGGGTAGGATGCCTCTTGATACTAGGATTAAACCTAGAAATCACGAGGTACCTGCGCGCCTGATATGTGTTCCTAAGACTGCAAAAGGTCCTAGGATCATTGCGGCAGAACCTAGTGAGCATATGTTCACTCAGAATCTGCTTGCAAGTTGGCTCGTCGATCGAGTTGCCAAGACTTCATTGTCTAGGTTCATCGATTTCCGGGATCAATCTAAATCAGGACGCCTTGTTTTAG